TCGTCGTGATGTTCGTCCAGGTGTCAGAGATAAACGTCTGGAACGCCGTAACGATGCTCTTCATACTTTCCCAGGCGGCGGTCCAGTCGCCGTTTGCAATGGCAACGATGGCCGTCGTAACCTCGCTGATTACCGTTGAAATTAGCTTGACGCTGTTCGTCACCTGGTCGATGATGGGGCCGACAATCCCCGGCAGGCGCTCGATTGCGGCCGCCATCAGGTTGACGCCGAAATCGGCAGCGATTGCAAGCCCGGCACCAAGCAGCATGACGAGCGGCGTAACCGATGTTACCAGCCCACCGAAGGCGGCACCCATCTCCTGCAAGGCAGGCAACAGTGGCGCCAGGCTGTCGGGCAGCCCCATGAAAGCGGTCTGCACACGCTCGATGGCCGGTGCGAAAAACGCCTGTAGCGTTGCGCCTATCATGGACAGTTGCGCCAACAGGCCAGTGAAGGCGGCCGTCCCCGTCGCAATCGCTCCCGGTAATGACGCCTGAAATACGTCAACCAGCATTTGCAACGTCGGCTGAATGGCCGCCCATGCCGCCGCGGTCTGCTCTTGGATGCCGCCAAAGTTCATGGCCCACGCTGCCGCCAACAGCGCCACGCCTGCGACAACCAGCCCGATCGGCGACAGCAGGAACGCCAGCGCCGTGCCGATGCCGCTAACCGCCAGCATGACCGGCCCGGCCGCTGCCAGCACCCCAGCGAAAGCCAGCGCCGCATTCTGCACTGGGGCAGGCAGCGCCGTGAACGAGGTAATCAGATCGGCAATGTAACGCGCCATGTCGCCGAGCATGGTCAAGAACGGCGTGCCGACGGTAATCAGCACGGAGTCAATCGACCCCTGCAGATAGTCCATTGCGCCATTCAAGCCCTTCATCCGCGCCGCCGCTGCTTCCTCGGCCGCTCCCGCTTTGGTGACGGCCGCCTCCATGCTCGCAAAGCCGTCGGCGCCCGCATCGGCCAAAATAGTCGCGGCCCGGATCGCATCGGCCCCGAAAATGGTGGTCAGCGCCATGTTGCGCTGCGAATCGGTCAGGCCGGCGGTCGACGTGGCGAGGTCGCCAACGATGGCTTCAAAGTCGCGCATGGACCCGTCTGAGTTGTAGACGTTCAAGCCTAGCGACGACATAGCCATTGCGGCGTCATCCGTCGGTGCGGCCAGGCGCATGAGCATCGTTTTCAGTGATGTACCCGCGTCACTGCCGGCAATGCCGGCGTTGGCCAACAGCGACATGGATGCGGTCAGATCTGACATGCTCTGGTTGTTGCTGGCGAAAATGCTGCCCGCCATTTTGAAGCCCATGGCGAGGTCGGTGACGTCGGCAGAACTGGCATTCGCCGCCGCCGCCAGCATGTTTGAGACGCTCGCCGCCTCGGTGGCGTCAAGGCCAAAGGTATTGATGGCGTTGGCCGCAATCTCGGCAGCCGCGCCAACGTCCAGGTTGCCCGCGGCGGCCAGGCTGAGCACGCCGGGCATCGCGCCCATGATGTCCTTTGTGCCCATGCCCGCTTTGCCCAGTTCCAGCATGGCATCTGCCGCTTCGCCGGCGCTGAATGAAGTCTCCGCACCGAGACGCAGCGCCTGCTCAGTCAGCGCCTGCATGTCGCCGGCCGTCGCACCGCTGACCGATTGCAGCACGTTCATGCTGCTCTCGAAATCACCGGCGCTCTTTAATGCCACGGTCGCAATACCAGCCAACGGCAGCGTCACCGCCGCCGACATCGTCGCTCCGGCCTTGCCCAGCTTGGACACAAGGCTCTCGGTTTGCTGCTGCGCTTTGGCGATCCCACTTTCGAAGCCGGACGCATCCATGCCCAATTCGACGGCCATGCGCGCAATGGTGCCCATCTATCTGCCCCCCAGTGCCGCACGTAGTCTCGCCATCATCGTTGCTGTCGTCATTTCGTCGTCCGGGTCGTCCTGCTCAAACTTCGGCATAAAGTCTTGGGGCTTGAAGGGCTTCCCCTTCTTGCCCCGCATCGAGTTGGCCATGGTGCTGGCGATAATGCCGGCGCGCAGGTCGGCGCGCTCTTCGCCCCACGGCTCTAGCCGTCGAAATGCCAGCCACTCAGCGAATGTATGACTGGATATTTCAGCGAGCATCACATCGACGTCTAGGCGACCACAAGCAAGCGCTAATCCGAAGGCTGCTCTTCGCTCTGGTCGCCGTTGGAGTTTTTTACGAGTTCGTCCACATCCTCATCACGCAGGCCATTCAGCCGCTGCGCCACGGTGAAGATGCGGTCAATCGCCGCAGCGCTCTTCGTGCCCAGCGCATACTCATCCTCGTCCGAGAACATACGCTTGCCGTCCTCATCGACGATGCACAGGATGCACAGCCGGGCCCGAATGCCCTGGAGGTTGACGCTAACCTTTTTGCCATTGCGTTGCACCGTCGACGCCTCGAAGTGGTCGCGCTCGCTGGCCGTCATCATCTTGATCTTGACCCAGGCGTCCCACTCGGGCACGAACAAGTCTTCCGTCGTGATGTCCTGCTGACCGAGGATGTCGGCCTTATTCAGAAACTTCTTAGCCGTCATACGATTTCCTTTTGCCATTGCGCCAGGCTCCGCCCATCTGGGAACCGGGTCCCGTCTGGGTTGATGTGATAACAGAACAGTTCCGTGTCGACGAGGAACGGCCATTGACGATCTGCGGCATCGCCCCAACCTGCCTTGCGCAGATAGTCGCCGGCGATAACCCGGTCGCACCAGGCCAGGTCACTCGTCACCGAGGTGGCGTTGTACTGGTTGGTCTGCGGGTTGTACCAGCCCTCGCGCGGCGTATTGAACACACGTCGGGTACGGATGCCCTTCAGATCGTACTCTTCCGACTCATTCCACATTGCCCGCAAGACGCCCATGTGAATCAACAGGCAGCCCGTCGGCACACCGTCGCACCAAACCCGGTCGCCCATGCGCCAACTGGTGTAGAAGCTGTTGCCCCTGCCCCGGAATACCATGGGCTCAGATGGGTATGCCCGGCTGAAGTAGAGCCCGCTGACCACTGGCGTCTGCGCCTCGTGCATATAGTGGTTCAGCCGCACGAAGGTGTCACGCGGCAACACCACATCGTGCTCGAGGAGGAACAACCATTCGTAGTCCTTGTCGATGGCCTCTTTGACAATGAGGTTCTGGGCATCGGCCACCTGGTAGCGCAGCGGTACATAGCCGCCCATGTACTGGATGAGCTGGGCCGTCGACCAGTTGATCGGCACCAGCTGGCTGTAGCGCGCCTGCACCCACTCGATACGCACATTACCCGTGGCGGGCGTACCCACGAGCAGACGGTTGCTGTAACCCGGATCCCCGCTGTCCTGCACGATCATGCGCGTCTCGCGCACAGGCGAGTTACCGCTTGCCAAGGATCACCTCAACATTGCCCGGATGCTCCCAGGTCAGATACGTGATGCGCCACGGGAGCGGCTGGTACACCTGCCATAGGCCGCTCCGGTGCTCAGGGTCGAAGTAGTACCAGGTTGCTTCAGTGCATGGGTTGCAGGCTGCCGGGTCCTGCAGATAGCCCTGGCTCATGCCGTAGGGGTGCACGATGCGGAACTCTGCACCTGGCTTCAGCAGCCGCCATACCTCATCCATGAAAGCGATGAAACCCCAGCGCGCCGGATTGATGCGCTGCACCACGTGGAAGGCTTGTGCCGCCAGCACGGCTTCAGCCGGCAGCGGCCACGGTTGTGCCTCCAGGTCATGCACGCAATCGACTTCGGCGTGCTGCCGATTGTCGATGCGCCACCAGCCGGGCGTCTTGACCGCGTTGCCGCCGCCGATATCCAGCAGTATGCCAACCAGGTGCGCCGGGACTTCACTCATGTGCCGTAGGTCCAGGTCGCCGCCCCGGTCACTTCCAGTGTCACCGCCATCGCCAGCTTGTCGTCGAAGGGCGCTTCGAACCCGGCGTTTTTCACGAACGCATCGAACGACACGTAATGAATGGGCGTCCCTGGGAAGGTCACCTTCCACCGTTCCACCGTGCGCTGGTCGCGCAGATAGAGGATACCGCCCGAGGTCGCGCGGTGCGTCGCGCTGTTCGGGTCGAAGTTCAGATCAAGGTTTACCTGGCCGGCGTCGATGAAGCTGGCCAGCTTCTGCCGATACGCAGACCCACTGTCGTGCGCCGTCACGTCGATGGTTTCCGTATCGCCGTCCAGCCCGCCAATGTTGGTCACGTTCGCAACGGCGGTCGGCGCCGTGCCCGTGCCGAATGCAATGGTTGTACCGAATGCGGCTTTCCCGCTCACGTCATACCTCCTCGTACTGAATCATGAAATCCAGCGCCACTCCGCTGCGGCTGGCATCTGGATCGTCTAAGTCGCGTTCGCCGACCATTAAGCACGAGCCGATGGTCAGCGTCCCCCACGTGCCCTTGAAGCCGTCGAGTCGCTCGCGCACCACACTGGCCACGCTGTGGGCCACCGCCGGCGTACTGCCCCAGCACGTCACCTGCATGCGTGGTCGCGGCAGCCCATCCGGCCCGGCCAGGTCATGTAGCCGCCGGGTGTCGACGCGCTGATACACGATGGCCGGCAGCGTCGGCGTCTGGGGCAGCATGCGCGCATGCATGCGTGTGCCTACCAGGCCGGCCACCGCCGCCCCTGCCAGCGTATACGTCCGCAACTCCGCCTCGAGCGTCACCGCATCTCCCACGACTGACAACGCTTTGTTGTCGGTCGAACAACCTCACCGAATCGAATTGACGAAATCCGCAATGGTGGCTTCGACGGCCGCCAGAATCTCGCCTTCGTGCTGGTCAAGCGCCGGCCGCATGTACGGTTGCGCCGCCATGCGACTGGTGCCAAACTCCACATGCTCCGCATAGTCGGTATGTGGCGCAATCACGGCCTTATCCGGCGTCACCTCGTCGACCATGATCGAGTTGCGCAGCGTGCCCGTGTCGACCGGACAATAGACCTTCGCATGCGTCTCGACGATGCGCGCCCCGGCGTCCAGGCCGTCCTGTTGCGCCTGGCGCCGCTCGTTGCCACGCAGCCGGTTCAGGTTGCGCCGTAGTTCACTGCTACCCCGCACGGTCATGCTAATCGTTGGCATCACTGCACCTCCACCAGCCGCACGACAATGCCGGTCGGCCCACGCTCGACTGCGCCGTCGATGCCATAGGCCAGCGCCGGGTTCAGCGCCTCACCATGGCGATGCGTCACGGTTATCCTGTCCTTGGCCGTCAGCCCGGCGCCATCGTCGATCGACAGCCGCAGCACCGCTGCCAGTATGGCAATGGTGCCGTCGGCGCGGCGCTGTTCCTTCTGCCGCGTCCCGGTCACATCCAGCCCACAGGCAATGCCGGCCGTATCGGTATAGCCGGCAATCTCCGTGCCGTAGTCGTCGACCGTCGGCGCCCATACGTGTAGCGTGCAGGTGTCCATCATGGCTGACCCCTGCACCGCACGCATGGCCGCCAGGTCGGCAGCCGTGAACGGGTTCACTTGGGCGCCGCCTTTCGTCCACGCTTGCGCGGTTGCTCAGGAGGTACCGGTGGCACATCCAGTGGCACAGCGATGTACTCCGGTTCGGTGCTGTCGTGGCTGGTCACGTCTACCAGTTTTACCGGTTTCCAGCCAGCAGCTTCCAGAATGCGCCGCTTAGCATTTTCGCGCTCGGCCACCTGCTGTGTCTGCCCCGTCGCCGGGTTCTGATAGGTCATCAGTC